CTACCAGGCCTACAGGGTTTAACAGTGATGCGAATATCCATAACAACGGCCCTGTAGCAGCGACAACACCAGCAATGACAATGCCCAGTGTCAAAAGTTCCGGGTTAAGGGAACTGATCTCGTTAAAGAAGTCAGCAATACCACCAATAAGTGGAGCTATTACAGGCAACAGTTTAGTACCTATAGTTATAGCAGCTCCCTGAAGGGCAGAAGTCATCAAGTCCCATTTAGCAGCGAAACTTTTCCCTTGCTCCTCCCAGGCCCGCATAGTTGCGCCGTCCAGAAGAGTGTTAAACTCTGCCATACTATCGTTCCAGCCGTCAATATCTTTGGCGAACAGGTTGATAGCTCTTGCACCGCGTATATTATTAAAAAGTGCTTGTATACTTGCTTGCGTTCCATCAGTCGTGCCGATTAATGCCTGAAGAGCACCATTGACACCACCAAATTTTTCTATTAATCCCTCTGCGCCGACGACACCCAATGTTTGGAATGCTGCCTTCATCGCATTGGTGGGCTTTGCCAGTGAAGTTAGAGCACTGTTCAGTGCTGTAGCGGCCTTAGACGCTCCCATACCACGTTGGGTCAGGAATGCCATATCTCCATATAACTCTTCAATTGACATGCTTAATGCACTTGCAGTTGGTAGCACATTACCTACAGCCCCAGCAAACTCATCCATACTGCCCACACCTACCGCAACCATAGCGGTAAGAGCATCACTGGCTCGTTCAGCAAATTCCTCGGTAACATCCCCATACGACAACAAAGAAGCCACTAGAGCCTCTGTGGTCACAGTCATGTCTGCCAATCCAGCTTCAGCCGTCTTGGTAGCCCATCGCATGGTCGTAAAAGCATCAGTGGCGTTAGTGATACCAGCAGAGTATACCGTATAGAGAGCATTGGCCGCTTCGTTGGCCCCGGCTCTGGTATTTCTCCCGAATTCGAGGGTTTTTGCAGAGAGAATATCTAATTCGTCTCCCGTCAGTCCAGCAATAGCATTGATGTTGTGCATGGCCGCATCAAATTGAGATGCAGCCTGTACAGCATACGAGCCTATGGCTAGTAGAGGAGCAGTAATAGCAAAGGTCATTGTCCGACCCAGCTTACCTATTCCTCCAATGGTTTCTGAGAGGATACCTACGTCATTTCTAACGTCACGCATCCCCTTACGAAACTGTGTGATGTCCGCGCCGACAACTGCCTCTAAATAAGCCAGCCGTTCAGCCATTATTTACCTCTCTTGAGGTTACTCCGCATCCTGTTTCTTCGGGCATCTATTTCATTATTCTCGTGCCAGAATGCGATTACATCCCCCATGTCGTCTAAATTCATACCATCTATCTCTTCAAAAGGATGCCCCTTTTCCCACATTTTCACACGAAGAACACGAATAGCTGTTTTCATATCCATGCCCCTGTCATAAATTGCAGCGAGATAGAGGGCGTTATTTAGTTTTTTCCTGTGATTAGCCCCTTGTAGGTATCAGTGAGAGCTTTCATCATTTTCGCGCCGTCCTGAAAACTGAGTTCTTCGTCTGGTGCTACACCCTCAACGCTCGTAACTTCGCGTAACATTCTCTCTACTTTACGGTGATTATTGGCCGCCGATGCTGCCTGGAATTCCAAGAAACGTTTTGTATTCCATTTGGAAAAGCTCACAACAACATCCTCAGTATCTATGTCTTCGGCTACTGCCCGGAGGGTCTCATGAATGGTACGTAAAACTTCTGCACCATCCTCGACACTCAGAGCCATGATGCCTTCCTCAAAGGGGGTCTCATAGTCCCAGCCAATAAGTAGCCTATCACCCATCTCATACTGGGCCGTTAAATCTCCTGAAAGGATTGCCTCCAGGAAAGCATTGAAGTCGGCATACGACCAGTTATCAACGAACATGCGAATTTTTTTACTCATAGTATTAGTGTTCTCCTAGTTAGATTATCCGCGATAAACGGTATTCGGGGGTACAATCCATGCACCCTGGCGCATACCGGAAAGTTCTTTCTCGATCTTGTCATGGTCGGGGAAGCTCTCAGATACCTTCTCAAGCAAAGCCTGCATAACAAAGTGTTTCTTGCCAACGATTTTGCCCTGTTGGTAAACATAAACATAGCCCCACTGTCCCTCGAAGATAGCATATTCCCAGTCCAGATCGGAAGCCTTGAACATGCTCATATCAAAGGATACAGCCGACGCAACCGCAATTTCCATGCGTTCGAATTGGTTGATCGGGGTGACATCAGTCGTCTCAACAGAGCCTTCCCAGCTAAACTGAGAAACTTCGTCAGAAAGTGTGATGAGGATACTGCCCTGTGTGGTGACTTCTGTCACCAGATTGGGGTCTGCTGTGGTGTTACCTGTCAGGCCATCAATATCCACAATATCAATCGTGTACCACAGATTGACGATAGCCGTCAATGTGATGTCCGTAATGAGCGTGCCTGTGGCGACAATATCACCAGCCGTCAGGTTGGCCAGGGCATCCAGGGCAGCGTTAATCGCAGTAAGGTCTGTAGCGATTGTGCCTGTCATGGTGATGGCCGCTGTGGTCTCACCGTTGACGCGCAGCTTGAAAGTACCTCCAGTAATGTCTGCATGGAAATAGAGGTGCTGAATATGCGTAGCAGCAGCACCGTGCGGTAAAAACTGAATGACCAAATCCTTACTGGTCAGTCGTGTAGTTGTATAAGGCATTATTATCTCTCCTAATTATGAGACAATTTAATCTGGTAGAAACCACCTACTGTGTAAGTCTTGGTGTTTTCAACAGATTTGTTTTCGAAGATCGGTAGACGCTCCTCCAACCAATGGTAAGGCGGGGCATCTGGATAAGCGGTATGAATAGGCATCATTCTGTGGAGTTGGCTAACAGCATTGGCCAGAGCCAAAGCAGTTGCCTTATTAGCAGTAAACCCTGAGACCTTCCATAGGCTATTGCTGGCCTGACTTTGTGTATCGTTGTCGAACCCACCAGATAAGTGAGTGAGAACAATATACGGTGCTCCTATCTTATCAGGCACATCCTCCCAAAAAATTTTATACTGACCTGCTGCACCTTCAAGTTCGACCAGACCAGTAATCGCAGGAATGGTCAGCAACGTGTCCCGGAGAATGGTACTCTCGATAACTTGTAGTGCGTCCATTATTTTAGTTTCCTCTTGGCTAGGTCAGGATAAATTGCAGATATACGCTTAATGGCTGGCTCAAGAAATGGCCTATCCATTTCATTCTCCAGCACTGGTGCGTAGTTGCCACGCCCCTGTGGATTATTACCATCCGCAGTATCAATACGAACAAACTGCATCGACACATTCTTGCCTTTGGCAAAACGCCCCAGAACATCACGCGGCGTTCTATCCTTCTTCACTGAGCTGTCCAGGTTGCCTGTCACTACCGCAGGAGCATTGCCCTTGCTGGATGGCGCACTAGATGACCAATGACTACGAATATCATTCACCAGGATTGTAGCAGCCTCATCCACAAGACTATCTGCCTTTCGTTTCTTGTTCTCTTCAATGCGAATGGCAGTCTTATGGAACTTCTTAACTCCTCGGAATTTAACTTTTATCAAGATCGACACCTCCTGGAAAAAAGATACCTGCTTCCACAGTTATATCAAAAGCGGATGCTGCCTTCAGTTTCCTGATCTCATAATAATCCCCATTGAGAATTACTGTATCAGTCTCATCTATGTCCACATCATAAGGTAGCTCCAGATTGTAGTTATCAATCACTACCTCCTGAAACCTAGCATTACCCGGTCTAAATGCTCTGGAGATTTCTATGTTACAAGGTATGTCGGTTGATCCCTCGTATGAACGTAGACTAGGAGCAGTCTGCGTAAGAATACCTGAACCTGAAATAGTTTGATTAGTACCTATAGCAGGACGTAGCTGACATATATCCCTCATTCCACTCTTAATCACATCTCTCATGAGGGTCAAAGTGGTTGTAGGTGGTCTCATGGTCGCCACTTTCTCCTATGTCGCTTGATCGTCTTGTTGCGGTAGTACCTACCCCTATCTACGCAGTGAGTATACTCCTGTTGGAGATTAACTTTATTACTACCTGCCTTGAAATCTATGTAGTGGACACGTTGATTGGCCTTCTGTTCCCAGAGGTCTGCTAGAGCTTCCCACATGTTGATGACCAGGGCCTCAACATAATAGTAGTCGGTAGTAAGAGCTTCAGTAAAGACTAACTCCCCCCTACCCTGCTCCAGGGTGTAGCTTGTAGACACTACTGTACCCCCAGATGTGTACACAACTAAAGTAGCTGTATCCAACCTATAGTGCCGAGGTAGATCAATGACAAATGTAGTGTTATCAGAGGTAGAGGCATTCAACCTCACTCTGACACGTTTTCCTAGAGTATCTAGGATTGCCTCTAGCTGGTCATCAGACCAGTAGGTAACACCCTCGAACACATCTGTATTAGAGGCGTTACCATACTGGCGTAAAAAACGAGTAGCTTGCAGAAGAGAGGCGCGTACTGACATGCCTCACCTCCTATTATGCGCCTACAGCAAACGGGCTGTTGGCGGTTGTTTCGATGAACATACCAAGCTCAGGCGACCACTTGCCCACACCATATTTCATGTATGCGCTGTACTCGGCTGTACGTCCCTGGAATACTGTTTCGAAATGGCTCTTGACGGCTTCACGAATGTCAAATGCGAGGGCATCAGGATAGAACATGAGAGACTTGGCAGAAGCTGAACGTTCGTACAGCTTGATACCCAGGCTATTGCCATCGCTATCCACAATATTACCGCCCAGGCCTGTGACCAGATCATAGGCGGATTTCTGGAGAGCTACATAGTTATCCAGCGTGCCATCTTCATCATACTTCACGGCAACGCGAAGTTGACTGTCATCGTCCAGATACAAAGTAGCCGGAGGGGTGATTGTGATGTCATTATTGGCCGAACCTGTTACAGTCCATGTACCATTACCCGTGAAAGTCAGAGCTTCCAGAGCTGCCTTGATATTGGTAATCATCGTGGCCGGAGTAGCACTGACTGTGATTGTAGCAGTGATGTGTTCACCAACAGTGTTGCCATCACTAATCTGCAAGCGGAAAGTACCCCCAGTACCATCCACATAGGCCTTGAAAACAACCTTACGTGGCATCAGGTCTGCAATCGCCAAGTTCATACCGCCGAAAGTCGGCAACGTGAAGCTGGAAATAGCCTGATTACGGAAGTCCAGGTTAGTACCACTGTCCGTGCCTGTGAATTGGATCAACTTCTCCATCACAGGTAGTGCTTGATAGGGATGAATGACATGGTATAGTGTACCTGTGCGCCGTCTGTTATTGAAAACAGTAGCGCCCTGTAGCGGTAGAGCTAGGCTGTAGTCAGTTGCAGCACTGCCTAACGTCCCACCAAAGAAGGTACTGAGAGCAGTCTGAAACAGGTCACTCTCAACACGAGCGCCAATACCTGCACCCAGGAATTCAACCGTATCAGCTATGATGTCTTCCAGGTCGGTACTACGCCGTCTGTCAGAAATACGATACCTATCACCGATTTCTTTTGGCGACAGCTCCCCCTTGCGGGTACGCTGCACTGTGGTGTCAGGAATTGCCGTGTCCTCAGAAAGGGCAACAGCTCGTCTGCTCGGCAGATATTCTGACCATTTACGGACGTTCCAGCCCTGCATGTCGGTTAGGACTTTCACACGCGGGGCCATCGCATACTTGGCGAACACGTATTTCAACGCCATATGTTCGATGTGAGGAATGAGGTCAAGCCCACTCCCAAAAATATAATCTAAGCCTGTAAGGGCCATAATAAGTTTCCTTTTCTAGCTAGTGTCTTGGTCTAAGCCCAAGCTCTTATAGACATTCGAGATTGTCCCATCCAGATCAGACCCCTGATCTCCTGGGTCTCCCCC